CACCCCCTGCGCATCGCGCGCAATCACGCCCCCTGGCAGGGGCTACGATCAGCTACAACCAAGCGACGGTGGGCCATTGGCTTGCAGGGCCGCCGGCCCACCGTCGAAGCGGGAGACTATCCCGCACCCGCTCGCGGCGGGAGTTACGGGGTCCACGCGTGACCCCTTGGGCAGACTGGCTACTGCCCCGCCATCTTTACACGCTCTCGTCGGGCCATGGCCCCATGGCCCCAGAGCAACCGGTGGCGCATTGGCCACCCCCCTCCAGCACCGCTGGATTGCCGGTAAGTGTAGCACATCCGTTCGGGTTGGTCAAGCGGCCCCCACCCCCCGCCCGACGCTGGCCGACTGGTGCATACGGGACTCGAA